GCACATGATGCAAGTGGTGGAGCAGCAAATAACTGCAACTGCCGATGCTGCACGGTGTATGTCGCTTAAACAAATAAATATGAGTAATTTTTATAACAAGAAGTCGATTGAAGGTTCTCCAATAGATATGGAGGATGGAAGTAGAGTTATTACTATGTACTACTCTGCTTTTGGTAATGTAGATTCCGATGGTGATATAATCACACCAGGAGCATTTACTAAAACACTAAAAGAAAATGGCCCACAAGCCAAAAATAGAATTTGGCATCTAATGAACCACTCTACAGACAAGCCTATTGCTAAGCCATATGAGATGATGGAAGATGCTTATGGTTTAAGAGCAAGTGTTAAGATACCTAATACGACTTTAGGTAATGACTTGTATGAGTTATATAAAGATGGTCATATCACAGAACATAGTATCGGATTTCAGACTATTAAGTCACAACAGAAATCAGGGTACAATGAAATCAATGAAATAAAATTGTTTGAGGGAAGTTCAGTATTGTGGGGTGCAAACGCTAATACACCAACAGTAGGAGTTAAAAGTCAGATTAAGTCAACTCTAGTTGATGAGATGGGTAAAACCATTAAGTCATTGAGAAATGGACACTTTACTGATGAAACTTTTGAGTTGTTAGAACTTAAACTCAAGCAATTACAACAATATCTATCTGAGATGGAAGATGAACCTTCAATCACTCCTGAGCCAACCGCTGAAGAAGCATTGCCAACTGAGGAAGCTGATCCGATGATTTCCATTGAACTAGAGGTAAACAAATATTTACAATCATTTAAAATTTTCAACTAATGGTAGAAGAAATTAAAAGTGCATTCGAAGGCATTAAATCCGAAGTAAACGGAGCAATCGAAAGTGCGAAGGCTGATAATGCTAGTGCATTAGAAAGCGTAAAGGCTGAATTAGAAGCTACTAAAGCTTCAATTACAGTTGTTAAGGATGAAATCGAAAAATTGGAAGCAAAACAAAATCGTGTTAAAATGAATCAAACAGAAGTAAAAGGGTTTAATGTAACTCTTGCAGACGCTATCGAACAAAATGGTGATAGCTTAGCGAAATTAGCTCGTGGTGAACAAAAGCGTTCAAGCTTTATCTTGGATACAAAAGCAGTTGGTAATATGACAGAAGCGGTTAACCTTACAGGTGACATCACTCGTCAGTATGCTAATCAAGTTTATGCTTTACCTGCTCGTAAAGTGCATTTAAGAAGTTTGTTACCAATCGGAACAATTAACCAAGGTTTATTTACTTTCCCTTATGAAAGTGGTGGAGAAGGTGCTCCAGCAGCTCAAACTCAAGGAAGTTCTAAAGCTCAAGTTGATTTTGATATTACAATGAAAGATGCAGCAGCTCAGTACATTGCTGGTTATGTTCGTATCTCTCGTCAAATGTTAGATGATATACCTGCTATGACTTCTTTCTTACAATCTCGTTTGTTAGAGAAGTATTTAGTTGCTGAAGATGCTCAATTATTAAGTGGTAATGGTAGTGCTCCTAACTTACAAGGTATTACTGGTGTAGCTACTGCTGCAACTGGTGCTGCTACTGTTGATGTTGAGCAATTAGTTCAAGCTATTGCTCAGTTAGAAACTTCTGACTATTCTGCAACAGGTATTTTAGTTAACCCAACTGATTGGGCTGCTATCATGAATACTAAGAATACTAACTCTGCTTACACTTTACCTGCTTCTACAGTTGTTACAACTGATGGTAGTGTATCTATCGCTGGTATCCCTCTTTACAAATCAACTGCAATCGCAGTAGATAAGTTCTTAGTAGGTGACTGGTCTATGGGTGCTCAAATCATGCAAAATCAAGGTATCTCTGTTCAATTCTCTGAAATGGATGGTGATAACTTTACAAAGAACATGATTACTGTAAGAGTTGAAGCTCGTATTGCATTCCCTATCTACTACACTGGTGCGTTTATCTATGGGGATTTTGGCAACGTCGCATAAGCTTTGGTAATGTAACTTAATAGTTATATCTTTGAAGGGAGTAGTTTAGAAACTGCTCCCTTTTTTTATGATAGGAATTTATAAAATAACTAACCCAAAAGACAAGATATACATAGGTCAAACTATTGACTTTGAAAGAAGAGTATATCAGTACAAAATGCTAAATTGTAAAGAACAACCAAAGCTTTATAATTCACTAAAAAAATATGGTTTTGAGAATCATAAAATAGAACTTATATATGAATGCGATATAGACTCTTTAACATTCTTTGAAAGATATTATCAAGAAATATATAAGACTATAGAGGATAATAATCTTAATTGTTTTTTAGTAACAACAAAAGATAAAACAGGTAGGCATACTGATGAAACAAAAATAAAAATAAGTAATGCCTTAAAGGGTAAAAAGAAAACTGCTGAGCATATTTCAAGATTACCTCAAAATCAAAAAGGCAAATTTAGGCCAAAGTCATCAGCGGAAACAAAGATTAAAATGATGCTAAATAATGGGAAGTCTAGAAAAGTCTATCAATATTCTCAAGATTGGGTATTTTTAAAAGAGCATATAAGTGCATTACAAGCGGAGCACGAAACAGGTGCTACCAATATTAGTTCTGCTGCTTTAGGCAGATTAAAGCAATCTGGAGGGTATAAATGGTCATACACTAAATTTTAGTTATTTTTGTAAAAATTAGCATAATGCAGATACTAAGAGATGTAACGACTACAGTAGCCCCTTCGGCAACAATCGTTACCTTACAGACCGCAAAGGATTATTTAAGAGTAGATTATAGCGAAGATGATACTTTGATTACTAACCTTATAGAAACCGCTAGGATCAGATTAGAGCAGTACGCTTCAGTTGCTATGACTGCTAGAACCCTAAAGGTAGTAGCTTATGTAGATGAGTTTATAGAGCTTCCTTATGCTCCTATAAACAGTATTACATTGGTAGAATATTGGGATGGTGCTGCATGGGTAGCAATGGTACTTGGGGATTATAGGGTTATAGGTGATACCTACAAAAAGGTTTATTTTAATTCACCTCTTATGAGTGACTTTAGATTCACTTATACTTGTGGATATGCCACTACTCCAGAGTCTATGAAAACGGCTTTGTTGAAGATGGTAGGTGATTTGTACGAATACAGAGAATCAAGTGTTGAAAGCACTAAGCCTTCAGCTAACTTAACAACGGCTTACGAACTAATGAAACCTTACAAAAGGGTAAGTATTATCTTCTAATGATAGGACAATTAAGAAATAGGATTACATTTAATACTAAAACAAGCGTTTCTGATAGTGCAGGAGGCTTTGTGAATACTTTAGTACCATACTACACTTGCTGGGCTGAATTGGTCACTAATACCAATTCTAGGACTAATATAACAGGTAGGGATAGTATTAACGATGGAGCTACATTTAGGATCAGATATACAACAGGCAAGACATTTACTAATGCTCTTGTAATAACTTGGAAGTCAAGAACTTATATGATTAACTCTATTATAAATGAAGCTGACTTGAATCAATATTATTTAATAGGTTGTGCAACACTTAAGTAATGGCTGAAGAAATAAAATTTACGATAGAGGCAAGAAATCTATTTAAGCTACAAATGAGGTACGCAGAAGTTGCGGATCAATTTAAGGCTTATGCGATAAAAAGAATTAACGAGTCTGTATTAGCTATTGAAGCACAAGCAAAACAACAATCTTCAATAAGCGGACTTAAAAGACTTAATCCAAATTCAAAATATAAAAGGACAGGCAATTTATCTAATAGCATTACATCTACACCATATAACTCAAATACTGGCTATGCTAAAGTAAGTGTTGGTAATGAATTGGTTAATTATGCCCCATATGTAGAATTTGGTACAGGTAGAGGGTTTGGAATACCTACATATAAATACGGATTGACTCAAAACAGATTAATGAGTTTTGCAGGTCAATTTAAAACAGGAGGCAGTAAGAATAATATGCCATATAGGCCTTATTTGTTCAATTCGTTTGACAAGCAATATTCTGCTTTATTTAGAAGTTTAAACAACTTTAAAAAGTAGGCAAAATAAATATAAATATATTTCATTAAATTTGTACCAAAATGAAGGACTGCGGATATACACTAAGGAAAGCTTATTACGATAAGTTTATCTCGGCTTCCTACTCATTAGCTGCCTATGACACCATAGCACCTGACACAGTAGAACCGCCTTATTTGATTATCAGTAGTCAGACACAAGCGGACAATAGTAATAAACAAAGCTATGGTTTTGATGTTACTATCCAATTTGACATAGTCTATAGGACTTTTAAAGCAGGAGAAGTAGGGCAGAAAACTGTTGATACTTATGCAAATGAGTTATTAGGTATAGTAGGTGTTAGACCGCCAAGTTATCCTAGTACTGCACCTGACTTTAAAATAGTCACTTGTAAGGTTGCTAGTAATATTGCTACCTTTGACTATGTGGATGAGGCATATGTGTTTAGAAGGGTAATAACAATGGATCATTTCGTGAATCAATTAACATAAAAGAAAAATAAAATAAAATGGCAACAACAAGTGTATTTAACGGAACTTCATTAGTAGTTCTAATTGGAACTGAAGTAATAGCATTTGCGACTTCATGTTCTTTAAGCATTGCTATCGATGCTCCTGATGCTTCTACTAAACAAAGTTTAGGATGGGCTGATGAGATTGGTGGACAAAAGTCTTGGTCTTTAACAACTGATGGATTGGCTACAGTAGTACCTGGTGCAGTTGCTACTTACATAAGCACAACTGAATTATCTAATTTAGCAATCGCTAGAACTGCAGTTACTGTTAAATTTACTACAGTAAATAATGATACAGTAGGTGGTGTAACTCCCGTAACAGGTGATACTATTTATTCAGGTTCAGCATTTATTGAGAGTGTAGATATGACCGCTGATATGGAGAACCCAGTTACTTACTCAGTTTCTTTCAAAGGAACAGGAGCATTAACTATCGGTACTAACGCATAGTAAAAACAAACCAAACAAACCAAACATATGAGAGGACAATTTGAACTAACTCTTTCCGATGGAAAGAAGATACCGATGCGTTTTTGTACTTGGAGTCTTAAAAGATTCTGTCAATTACAAAAGATAGGGCCTTCTGACATAGGGGATGCCTTAAGTGGTAAAGATTCAATAGATGCTATTGTTAACTTGATGAAGTCGGCTGCTGAATATCCATTATATTCTCAAGGAATCACTCCAAGCTTTACGGAGATGGAAGTGTGTGATTGGATAGATGATATGGGTGGAATGGGAGGACAAAAGTTTCAAGATGTAATGGCAGCACTTGCAGAAAGCATGAATAGCGGTATAGATGATAAGCCAACAAAGTCAAGTAAAAAAGATGTAGTAAAAAAAAATTAGAGTGGATTGACATAGAAAGATATACAATGGGGGAGTGCAAAGTGCTTCCCCATTTGTTTTGGGAGATGACCATGGCTGAATTAGACTTTGTGTGGTACGGATATAGGCATCAAGAAGAACAAGAGTGGGTTAGAACTAGATGGCAAACAACTTTACTTATTAATATTCAGCTACCAAAGGGTAAAAAGGTTAAGCCACAAGAGCTTATTGAATTAGACTGCGATACTCGTAACTTTGTAAAGCAAAGAGTGATGACGGAAGATGAATTAAAAGCGGTTTTAGAAAAATATAAAATTGTTAAACCTATAATATAATGGCAGATAATAGATTTGATTTAGAGTTAGGATTAGACTTTTCTAAAGTAACCGAAGCATTACAACAAATTAAGAGCCAATTTACTGGCACAAGTGCAGAGTTCCAAAAAATAGCTAACAAGTTTAAGGATAGTTTTAATACTATGACTAATGCCATTAAATTATATGGCATGGAGTCATCACAAGCAAATACTGCTACAAAAAGCATGGAAAGGGCCATGGTCGAATTGACTAAAAATGGTATTGATCCTGCAAGTATAGGGTTTCAGCAATTAAATTCACAGATAGGGCCATTAGCAAGTAAGATGAAAGGGGCAGGAGATTCTGTTAAAAAATCTAATATGCAATATACTAATCTTGCTTTAGTATTGCAGGATTTACCTTATGGATTTAGGGGTATTCAAAATAACTTACCTGCTCTTATTGGAGGTTTTGCAGGAGTAAGCGGAGCGGTATATTTGGCTAGTTCTGTCGTTATTGCATTTTTTACTGCTTGGGATAATGGGATGATTAGCTTTGGTAAATCATCTAAAATGGCTGGTGATTATGCTAAAGCTACTGCACAAGCTTATTCAACTGAAATAGTTAAAGTAAAGGCATTATATAGTATAACTACTGACGCAAATAGGTCAATGACCGATAGAATCAATGCTGCAAAAATATTAAAAGAAGAATACCCAGGACTACTTAATAGTTATTCAAATGAAGAAATAGCACTTGGTAAAGCTAAAATCGCATATGATAGTTTAACTAAATCTATTTTATTTAATGCAAGGTCAAAAGCAGCTCAAGAACAAGTAACAAAAATAGAGGCTGAAAGATTGCCATTAATGATTGAAAGAACACAATTGTTAGCTAAGGAAAGAGAGCATACGGCAAAAGGTTTAACATTTGTAAATCAGCAAACTGGACAAGTAATAAGAACTACAAGTGTTTATACATCTGAATTAGAAAAAAATGCTAAAGCTCAAATAGAATTAAGTAAAAAAGCTGCTCCATATGTTAAAATTGTTGAAGATTATATATTAGCCGAAGATGCGTTATCTAAAATTAAACAAAACCCTAAAAAGGCTACAGGAGCATTAGATGATCCTACTATTAAATTGTTAGAAGCTAAAAAGCAATATTATAAAGATGATTTATTAATGTTTGCTAGTTATGAACAAGAGATTTTAGGTAAGCAAAGAGATTTAGCAGTAAAACAAGCACAAGCAGAAGGTAAAGGTGGTAAGTATATACAAACTATTAAGGATACATATAATCAATTAATATTAAATTCACAAGCAGAAACAGGTAAAAAAATTATTGAAGAGCAAAGTAAACTTGGGCTAGAACAAGCCAAGGAATATGATAAAGCTGCGAAAGAAAAAGAAAGAAGAGATAAAGAGGCATCAGATGCGGCCAATAAAATAAATGATAGAGATTTACAAAACTCACTTACTGCATTAAAAATAGAATCAGATGTAGCTACAAAAATAGCTAATGCTAGTGGCAAAACAACATCTACGGATAGAATTAAAATATTAGAAGATTATAAAAGTAAGTTATACGAATTAGCTTCTACTGGAGGTTATACGGCTGAACAATTTGATAAAATAGCGGATGCTTTAATTAATGTTGATGCTGCAATTGCAGGTTCAAAAGATAAAGTAAAAAGCTTTAATGTTACATGGACTGATACAATAAACGGAATAAATAGTACCATTAATGATTTTATTAATAACTCTTTATACGCATTAGGTGAGTCTATAGGCAAGGTTTTAGCAGGAGAAAATGTAGATGCAATAGATGTGTTTGGAACATTAATAGCAGATGCCTTGCAGTCATTAGGTAAGCAATTAATAGCATTTGGAGTTGCTAAATTAGCGGCATGGGAATCTTTAAAAAATCCTACTCCAGCAGGAGCAGCTTTAGCAGTAGCAGCAGGTATTGCAGCCGTTGCAGCAGGAGCAGCATTAAAATCAAGTTTAACAAATGCTAAATCAACTACAAGTGGAAATGCAAATAGTAAGAACTCAAATATGCCAAGGAAGTTTGCAGATGGTGGTATTATTAGTGGGCCAACATATGGCTTAATGGGTGAATACCCTGGTGCTAAATCAAACCCTGAAGTAGTAGCTCCTTTAGACAAACTTAAAGATATGATTGGTGGAGGTGGAGGTGGAACATTTATGTTAAGAGGACAAGACTTACTTTTGTCTGTAAATAGGGCACAAAAGGCATCAAATCTTAAAGGACAAAATATTAGTTTAGCATAATGGCATACGGATTAAGATATACATTAACTCAAGTACTTCGTAATAGTTCGACATTAGTTGTAAATATTTACGAAAAAGATTATACCTCTACTGTTAAAACATATCAGCCTACAAGTATATTGCTACAACCAAACTCAAATGAAGAAGATCCATTAGGTGGAATTATATCATCTCAGTTAAATATTTCTTTTTTAATATCAACTCAAGATGATTATGATAATTTCCCTGATTTGCTGAATGCAGATGATAGAAAATATTATGTAGAATTGGTAAATGTTGTAGGAGCAACCACAAGCATAAAGTGGAAAGGATTTCTTTTTAATGATTATATAAATTTACCATTTACAACAGGAAATCAAGAGGTTAATTTTGTATGTGTAGATGCTTTATCATATTTAAAATATACTACATATAGTGCTTTAGAAGGTAATACAAATGGAATAACAAATCTATTAAGCGTATTAAATACCGCATTATATAGTATTGGTTACAATTCTGATACTTACCTATATTCTTGTTGCTCTTATTTTGCAGAAGGAATGCTTGATAGGGCAACTTCTACAGATAACGAACCATTTGTACAAACATATCAATTCAGAAGAGATTTTGTAGGATTAGATTACTTTACAATAGTAGATAATATTGTTAAATCTTTTGGTTGTAGATTATTTCAATATCAAGGTGATTGGTGGATTATGTCTATAAATGAAATGGCTGGTGCAACAAACTATTATACAAAATACTTGTTATATACGGTTGTTTATTTAACAGAATCAGGTACATTAACTACAGGTATTTCTATTAATCCTTATAGTCAAGGCAATGTTCATTTTATTAATAATAGTCAAACTAAAATAACTAGAAAGGGCTTTTCAAGAGTAATTTTAAGTAATCCATTTGAATATGTTAATAATTATATAAATAATGGCAATTTTAAACAAGCACCTTCTTTCACCGCAGCACCAACTGGATTTACATCTACTTTAACTGGTAAAGGATTTATTAATACATATACTCTATCAGATGAAGAATATAATGATGTAAGAATACAAGCAGGAATACCAGGTGCACCACCTGTAGGTGGGAGTGGAACAAGCAAATTAGAAATGGGATCTGGTTATCTGCCAACAATGGGGGATAACAAAGCAACATTATCTTTTGATTATGCTTGTTATAATACAAATTCTCCTTCATCAAATACTGGCCAATGTAAAATGTTTATAGAGGTAGCTGTTGGGGCAAATACATATTTTTTAGATAGCAATAACCAATGGGTAACTACAAGTTCTTATATAACAATACCAAGGTCAACAATACAAACAGTAAATAGAAGTCCAAGACAAAAATATACAATAGAAATACCATTAGGAGATACTTCATATAATTATACTGAATTAGTAATTGGTT